TTCATTGACAAATGGTATGAGCCCGGGGAGAAACAAAACCGCGCTTAGAGAGTATGGCATTGAGGCCCGAGGTCTTGTCTGCGTCCATCTTACACTCACACTTGTCCTTGCGCCCATCCTGGGTATCCGCTGAAGCGTACAGTATTACGCAGAGGAGAACGAGCATGAGACATTTATTCATATCGTTATTACTAGCAGTAGGTAGTACACAAGTTGTAGCACAAGAAGTAAAAGTAACAGAAACAACATTGACAGGCACAGTTATTCGTCAAACTACAGAGTTTGTAGAGCGCACTGTTAATATGATTGCCACACCATTCCTGTCGGATCGGGACGTTGAGTGTATGGCAAGAAACATATTCTATGAAGCCGGCGGCGAATCAACCGAAGGCAAAATTGCGGTAGGTGTTGTCACACTTAACCGCGCACAGGATGGTCGCTTTGGCAAGTCAGTATGTGATGTGGTCAAAGCTCGCACCGTGGTTGTCAAAGCCCGCGAAGTTAAACGGAATGAAGTAGTTCAAGTTGGCTACTTTGGTCGTCCCGAAATGGTAGAGAAAAAGGAAGTAGTTGTACAACAGGTTCCTGTTTGCCAGTTTTCGTGGACCTGCGCCGGCTATGCTCGCAATCCCAAATCCGACGATGAGCGTTGGGTCGAAAGCAAAGAAATTGCACAACGTCTAGCCCAAGGCGAATACGAAGAAGAACGTGCCAAATATGGGTCAGCGTTGTTTTTTCACAACAGTGGAATCCGTCCTATCTGGGCTAAAACCAAGCAATTAGTAGCCCGCACAGGCCGCCATATCTTCTACGAATAAACCGTTGACCAAAAACTCCTAATTTGCTATAATAGTTTTATTGCTAGTAAATTAGGAGGTTCTTTTGAAGGTTGCACAAACTAATACAGCATTACGAGTAGTGGGTTTTATGGCAGTGGCATTTGCCCTGTATCATGTAACAGTAAATCGCTTGGACTATTTGCGCTCAACTAACGAAGCCGCACGTCAAGGATTTATTTCAGCCGAAGACCGTACCAAGCAGTTGGCCTGCTTGACTAAAAACATCTATCACGAAGCCGGCTTTGAGCCATTCGAAGGCAAGGTTGCTGTGGCACAGGTCACGCTAAATCGTGTAGCCGATGGCAAGTTTGGCCGTGATGTTTGCGACGTGGTTTATTCTAAAAATGTAATATATCAAAAGATTATCTGTCAGTTTTCATGGACTTGTGATGGTAAATCTGCACTCCGACCAATTGCATCAGCGCACTATCGTGAAGCAGAAGAAGTAGCAAAGAAAGTCCTGCTCGAAGGTTTTAGATTGCCCAGCATGAAAGACGCCATGTATTATCATGCGGACTATGTCAATCCAAGATGGGGCAAACCCGAAATTACCAAAATTGGCCGTCATATCTTTTACAAGGAGAGTATCTAATGAATATCGATATCAAAAACAATATTAATATTAATCGTGAAGCAGTAAATGAATTCTTAAACAAGTACCTGCCCAAGATTTCGGCAGACACCCTAGGTTGGTTGGCTATCGTTGTAATTAACTGTGCTACTATTCCTACCCTGCTTGCCCTAATGACTGGACTCAGCGACAAAGTTCCTAGCTTGGACATGGTCATGTTCTTGTGGGCCAGCTTGTTTTTATTGTTTGGACGTGCTATAGTATTGAAAGACACACTTAACATTATTACTATCAGCATAGGCTTTATGATCCAAGCAACCTTAATGGCAATGATCTTATTCAAATGATATTTGACAGCGAAGTTAATGCCATGCAGAACATCGACACCGGTAAATGGGTGGTGTTCCGTCTTGAGTGGGACGAGCGTAGTATCTATCCTCGTCGCATTGAGATTGCCAATGACTTAGAGCGTGAAGAAGTTGATAAATGGTTAGCCTGGGGGAACTTACAACGATGACCATGCATCTTGAAGGACCGTGGCTCAGTACCACAGGTAAAAAACGTGGTCCACGCAAATGGGCCAGTTCGGAAGCCAAGAAGTTAGCACAACAACGACAAGCTGAATGGGATCGCAAGTTGATTGAGTTTGAAAAACTTACTCCTAGATTCAGCACAGGCCCATACAATGCTCCACGCAAAACTATCGCAGACTTTATACCCAAAACTCCGCCTGGACGTGAAACTCCTCGAGTAGCTTCGCAGGACACAGGCTGGGTTCCTTGTGTAAAAGTGCATGATACCGAATACACAGGTACCAAGATCAAGGGTATTGGCACCATGCACAAGTCAAATGCTGTACCAGTATTCACAGATGAAGAAGCCAAAGATATTAGTAAAATGCGCCGTTAATGGATAAGTAAAACACAAGGAGATTTGATAACCAATTGAGCAAAGATGATTTTATTAAGATGGAAGGTGTTATAGCAGAAGTTCTGCGTAACACACAATACCGGGTGCAGTTAGAAAACTTTGAAAAGCCCGTACTCGCAAGCCTGTCAGGCCGTATGCGTCAAAACAACATTAAAGTTCTGGCCGGTGATGTAGTAGAGCTAGAATTCAGCCCATATGATTTAACTCGCGGACGAATAGTTCGTCGCAGATAAGTAATAGTATGAACATGCGTGAACAAATCAATCTCGTAGAAGCCAGCACTAGACCAGCCAAGCTGGAAACTACACCCTTGCCCTATACAGAAAAGGCCCTAGAGCCTGTGATGAGTCGTGCTACCATTGACTATCACTACGAGCACCTAGCCAAAGGCTATGCCAAACGCTACAATGCCGGTGAAGGCAATGCCAACTTTAACCGTGCTGGATCGTTTTTACATAACAAATTCTTTCCACAGTTGAAGGCTCCCAAAGGTGCCAACCGTCCTAAAGGTGCTGTGCTAGAACTAATTGAAAGCAACTTCAAAACCTATGAAGACTTTAAAGATGAGTTTAAAAAGGTGGCCATGGCCATCCAGGGATCGGGTTGGGTATATCTTAGCACATCGGGCACGATTAAAACCATCCCAAATCATCAGGTTAGAACAGATATCTGTGTTCTAGTAGACTGGTGGGAACATGCCTGGGCCTTGGACTATCAAAGCGACAAAGAGCGTTATCTAGACAACATCTGGAAAATCATCGACTGGTCAGTTTGTAACGAACGTTTGTAATACACAAAGCAATACCCAAAAAATTTATATGAAAGACATTGTAATCTGTTCAATGCCTGCATTGGTTCTTGACCGTATGCCAGGCGCACCTGCTATTTTAAGATCAGCAGTGGAGCAGGCTGGCTTTACAGCAACCGCACTGGATTTATCATTGGAATTTTTTATTAATCAATGCGATCGTAATCCAGAAACTTATCATCAACTGAGTGGTATATTTAGACCCAGTGAATCATTTGACGATGTTGCTTCGGCAACATGCCAGCAATGGCTGGATGAATCTATTGCCAAAATCCAAGCGGTCAATCCTAGAATCATTGGACTCAGTGTGTTTACAGCGTTCCAACATCGCAGTACATATCTCCTGGCACAAGAAATACGTCGGCGCATGCCCAACACGAAAATTATCCTGGGCGGTATGGGCCTACCGGTTACCTGTAACAGTTTGAGTAACTTTGGCATAGCTATCAAAAAGATAGACATGATCAAGCCCTTCCATCAATACTTAACCGAACAAGGCCTAGCCGACTACGTCATACTAGGCAGTGGCCTAGACGAGCTGATTGACATACTTGAAAAAGAACTTGGAACCAACAAACCATTTGAAGGTGTGTTCAACAACGTAACTGTGATTTTTAAAACACCGGTACCCAACTACGACGATTATCGAATTTCAGAATATGTTTGGACTGATGGAGTATCCTTACCGATTACCGGCAGCAAAGGATGCGTACGGTCCTGTACATTCTGTGACATTCCTGGACAGTATGGACGTTTCAGTTTCCGCTCAGGCGAAGATATTGCCAACGAAATGATTTACCTAAAAGAAAAACACGGGGTCAGTGTGTTTGAATTTACTGACAGTCTGGTCAATGGAAGTTTCAAAGCATTCAAGCAGTGGCTAACCATCATAGCTGATTACAACGATAATCGACCCTACCATGAACAAATACATTGGTTTGGACAATACATCTGTCGTCCACAGGCACACACTCCCAGCGACATTTATCCCTTGATGGCACGTTCGGGCGTGATTGATTTGAAGATTGGTGTTGAAAGCGGCAGTAACGCTGTGTTGGCTGCTATGAAAAAGAAAATGACTGCACAAGATGTGTTTGACGAACTTGAACAGTTTAGAAAAAACAAGATTACCTGTACCTTTTTGATGTTCAGTGGATTTTACAACGAAACCCTAGAATACTTTTATGAAAATTTAAAGTTTCTTATCGACTGCCAACCTTATATTGCATCCGGCACCATTATCAAAGTGAGCATTGGACAACCCTTGATGGTCAACAGTGGAACCTATCTACACGAAGCTGCCGACGAATTGGGCTTGATCTTGGATCCCTACGATGATACACAATGGTTAAGCAAGCACGATCCTGGCAACGATTACATGCGAAGATCCCTAAACCGACTAACTACTTTGCTGTTGGTTGATTCCTTGGGCTATCCTTTGTCCAGACTAGGAGTTGGAATCGACTATCAAAATTTACAAAAGTTAAAACAAATCAAGCAGGATTTACAAAAAGCACTAGATGAAACACTACTCACAACAAACTAATCTAGACTATCTGATACCCACGGATATCATTGACTACTGTCGGTTTGATCGGTTTGATTTTAGCCTAAAATTCTCAGGAACACCTGCGGCAGGTCGTTGGCCAGAATTGCAGATTCTAGTGGATGGCCAACCGGTTGCTACAGCACAGTGCGACAACACAGGCTTTGAGTTTCAGTACTCTGAAAAACTCGACATGTCGTTGTCACACAAGGTTCTTGAAATCAAATATGTTGAAAAGACCAATAAAGATACAGTGGTGGACTCTCAGGGTAATATTTTAGAAAATCAAAGTTTATCTATCAAAGAATTGCTGATCAACGGCATTGACATCATTGACAATGAAACCATGCCGCTGTTGGGCAGTTACACTATGGATCTTGATCCGGACAAACTTGCCTACTATCAACAGCACGGACTTAGTGTAGAACCAACCCACAGCCTGGACATGTACGAAAATGGTACCTGGCGATTGACCTTGCCCATTCCAATCACAACCAGTATTGCCAAACTCAAAAACAAAGATGACCCACACGAAAAGTGGCCAGATTTGAACTTGCTGAATGATATTGTAAATACGGTCAAGGACATAAGAATTTTAGAACAACAACTAAAGGAACGCAAATGATCATAGAAACAACTGCCGTTGAAAAAATCAAAGACATCTTGGCTGAGGAAAACAACCCAGATTTAAAACTTCGAGTGTTTGTACAGGGCGGTGGATGCTCGGGCATGCAGTACGGATTTACCTTGGACAATGTACAAAACGATGACGACTTCACTACCGACATTGACGGTGTTTCAGTGCTGGTAGACAGCATGAGTTGGCAGTATCTACACGATGCCAAAATACGCTACAATGATGGTGTAATGGGTGCAAGTTTTGTAATAGATAATCCCAACGCACAAAGCACCTGTGGTTGCGGTAGCAGTTTTAACCCATACTAGCCCAAAACCTTAAGCCATAGAACTCTGCTAAATATATGCAGAGGACTCAATTCTATGGCACAACTAGTAATCAATGTAGGCACAGCACCCAACGATGGCTTGGGAGATCCAATACGCACGGCCTACCAAAAATGCAATACCAATTTTAGTGAACTTTTTAGCCGCGTTCAAACCGGTGTTCCTAGTAGCATGGTCGGAACAATTGGCGACACCGCAGGTATGATTGCGTTCGATAGTTCAAATTTTTATATTTGCATTGCCGACTATGATGGTAGCACCGATATTTGGCGCACAGTGGCACTAAGCACATTCTAATATGGCCCAGCCTGTTTGGATCACTCCTGCTGGTAATTTAGGAACCATACCCGAGGGTGTGTTTTATTCTGTTCCTTTGGAAGCCTACGATCCTGACGCTGGCACAGTTTATTATGAAGTCATTGCTGGACAACTGCCAGCCGGTGTTGAAGTTGATAACGCCACTGGTATAATCATGGGTGTGCCCCAAGCCATAGTGGTAGTTGATGGTGTACCGGCTCCGGTCAGTAAGGATGTCACTAGCAAATTTGCAGTTCGTGCCTATACCACCAAGGTAATACAGGGTGTTACAGTGATCAACCGCTTGGCTGATCGCACATTTACAATCACAGTCACAGGACAAAACAATCCCGAATTTATAACGCCTCCGGGACAAATTGCCGAATACTTTGACGGCACTCAGGTGTTTGGCCTACAGGTTCAGTACACTGATGTTGACCCCGCAGATATAGTTGTGGTCAAATTGGCCGCTGGGCAACTACCTCCGGGTCTGACCATCAACAACAAAGGATTGATATCCGGCTTTATTGCTCCAAATACTGATGCAGGAGTACCGTCAGGATTCAGTAGAGATGGTATAGGATTTGATCAGTATGCATTTGATTACAGTACCAAGAGTTCCACGGTCAACTATCAATTTGTGTTGGAAATCACCGACGGCAAATCCAGCAACCTTAGAACCTTTAGTATTCTAGTCTACAGTCGTAATGCGCTCACAGCCGACGACACCCAAATCACTGCTGACAATACCTTTGTTACTGCTGATGGTACGCCGACCCGTACTCCAATTTTACTTACGCCACAGGGCTCGATCGGCACTGTGCGCAACGACAACTTCTTTGCATTCAAGTTCGACGGCATTGACTTAGATGGCGATCAGATTACCTACACCATTAGTCTTGCTGGAACACTGGGCTACGATACCGCAACAGTAAACTTTACTCCTGGCAGTTTTGACTATCCAGGAGAAGGATTTGACCAAGGTGGATTTACCTTGCCACCGGGACTGAGTTTAGATCCCAACACCGGATGGTTGTATGGATTTATTCCTGACCTAGGCATTACTGAATTAACTTATAGTTTTGCAATACGTGTTTATAAAACAAATGATCCAACTATAATCAGTGGATACTACTATTATTCAATGAACATTGTTGGCAACTTGAGCACACAAGTTACCTGGTTGACACCTAGCGATCTAGGAACAATTGACAACGGATCCATTAGCACACTGTATGTCAAGGCTGTAAATGCCAGTGGTATTCCTATTCAGTATCAGTTAAAATCAGGCAGTGACAGTAGTCTGCCGCAAGGCCTACAACTCCTACCCGAAGGCGATATTGCTGGACGTGTGAGTTTTGATACCTTTGCTTTAGATGGCGGAACCACTACCTTTGATGTCAAGAGTCGCAACATCTACAATCCCAACTCAAATCCTACTGTGGGCTTGAGCACCGAAACCACATTTGACCTCAAGTTCACATTTACAGTCAATGCCTACAGTGTAGATGGCGTGGTCAGTGTGTTTAAAACTTTCTCAATCACTGTGGTTCGTAAGTACAATGAACCCTTTGACAACTTGTACATACAGGCCATGCCGCCACAAAACGATCGAAACCTGTTGGCCAGCCTGTTGCAAAGTGTAGACATATTCCCGCCTGAATTGCTGTATCGTCCACAGGATCCTAATTTTGGATTGAGTACTCAGGTCAAATACTGGCATGCTTACGGGCTGACTGCTGCTACCTTAGACAGTTATGTTCAAGCACTTGAACTCAATCATTACTGGAAAAATTTAGTGCTGGGCGAAATCAAAACTGCACAAGCTCTAGATGACGCCGGCAATGTAATATACGAAGTGGTCTACAGCGAAGTCATTGACAACTTGGTCAACAACCAAGGTGAAAGTGTAGGCAAAGAAGTTGTGTTACCTTACCCAATTGAAGTCAATGCCCAGCAGGTTGATGTTGTTTACCCTAACAGTTTACAAGACATGCGTACACAGGTAATTGACACAGTGGGACAAATTTCAAATGTGTTGCCACGTTGGATGCTGAGCAAACAAACCAATGGCCAGGTGCTAGGGTTTACTCCAGCCTGGGTAATTGCTTATACCCTACCAGGCAAATCTGGACAAATAAAGTACAACATCAATAGCATATTTGGCGATCAACTAAATCTAGTAGATTTTGACGTGGATCGTTACGAGCTTGATAACTTGTTGACCAAGAACTGGGATCGTGAAACACAGCAGTGGAACCCAACACCACCAGAATCCACAACTTTTGACGTGGATCCAGGACCACCCACAGTATTTGACGGTAACAGTGTACAGTTTATTGTGCCGGTAGATATGTATTCCAACACTCAGATATACGATAAATACCTCGTATTTCCCAAGCGGAACATTTTAGAATAATTTAGGACAAACTATGACCAGTGCAATTAACCCAAATAATATCGATGGCGCATACCCAGTTGCGGGCCAGGATAATAACTCACAAGGTTTTCGTGATAACTTTACCAACACCAAAACCAATTTCCAGTATGCTGCCAACGAAATTACAGACCTACAAAACAAGGCCATTTTAAAAGCAGCCTTGACAGGTACTACCTTGAACAATGATATGAATGGTAGTATTTTGAGCAACTTCCAAGGCCAAAATATCAGTGGCACAGTGGTAAGTTTAGGCACTGTAAGTGGTAGCGTAGGTATCAACTACACAGCTGGTCCATACCAAACAGTTACAACCGGCGGTCCAATCAGTTTGGCCTTTACCAACTTTACTGCTGCCGGCACACAAGACACAGTATATGTTCAAGTAACCGTGAGCAATGTTGCCGACACTTTGCAATTACCTAGCGCAGTAGGATCTGGTGCTAGTGCTACCAGTTTGATTGGTATTCAAGGTCTCGACACAGGAACCAACACCATTACATTCAGTGCCACTGGAACTTATGTCTATGCTTTTACTACTACCGACAGTGGATCAACAATTTTCTTGAATGATCTAACACAAAGTCGCAGTGGCTTTTCGGGCAATGTTAGTGTGGTTGGTAATTTGTCAGTTACAGGAACTATCACAGGCAACGTAGAAATCGACAACATTGAAAGCATTGTAGGCAACGTTACTGCTGGTAACTTGCTGACAGGTGGTCAAGTTAGTGCCACAGCCAACATCACTGGTGGCAATATCAAAACTGCCGGTATTTTAAGCGCCTCAGGAAATGTTTATGCTGGTAATGTTCTTAATCTTGGACTGTCCAGTGTAACAGGTAATGTTATTGGTGGCAATGTATTGACCGGTGGCCTAATCAGTGCCACAGCCAACATCACTGGTGGTAATATCTTGACAGCTGGCATAATCAGTGCCACAGGCAATGCCACAGTTGGTAATTTAACTATTCTTGGCAATGTATTTGACAGTTCAGGCAACTTATCTATCAATACTACATCCAACGGCAATATTAGCTTGGCACCAAATGGTACTGGCCAAGTTTTAATTACTACATCAGCAAGCGTCACAGGTAACATCACTGGTGGTAACATTTCTGTCAGTGGATCATTTACTGGAAACTTAAACATTCAACCTCCAGTTCGTGCAAACATCACTGCTACTGGAACATATAGTTTAAGCACTACCAACAGTATCAATATTTTGGTAGCCAACAACACAGGTTATACTGCTACGCTAAACATGCCTACTACTCCGGTAAATGGTCAAATCTGTAACTTTGCTATTTCCGGCAATACAGTGACCTTGGCAGTAGGTACAGGTACAGTTAATCCAACCTTTGCTGGATCAGCCACAGCAGGCACAGGTTACAGATATGTTTATTATACCACAGACAGTACCTGGTACCGAGTTGGTTAATAACCAAAATTAGTTGACAGCTGAGTTGTAATCCTGTACAATTAGTACATGGAACATCCATTAATAGCAAATCTAGATGATCTCTCACTTGAGCAATTGAGTGAGAAGATCTCCGAACTGAATAAAAAATTAGGTATTGCGTATCGTACAGGCAATGCTTATCTTTGCGATCAACTACGCATGGCCATCGAAAGCTACCAAACCAAGTATCAAGAAAAACTCAGAGGCGACACCGGAACTCCGTTTGACGAGGTCATTGATATTTCATGAACGTAAGAATCGAACACACACTACATTTTACCGCTGGAGTACACTGGCGCGGTCGTTTGATAATGAATGGGTACAGATTGACTGTGTACATGGTAACCAATCATAGAGAAGCTGAAGTCACCAATGTGGCCTTTGAACGACTCAAACATTTTATCACAGAAGAAATAGATTCTAGCGTTTTTATCAACATAGAAGAACAAGAAGCCTGTAGACTTTATACTGCCGCAGGTGTTAAAATTACCACACTGCCCTTGGATCCAGTAGATCAAATTGTGGGTGTAATGCTGTTCCATAAACTCAATGCCATCATGGAAAGTCATATCAGTGTGTTGGAAACTGAACTAAGCAGTCAACTGGGTGACAACACAGTGTATCTACACAGTGAAAACGAAACTGCTGAAGACATCAAAATGCCTGCTTGGTGGACCACTCCGGACCTAACACACTTTGACGTGGATCTACAAGATGGCGAACAAGTTTACACCCTGGCTCCGGGCAACTATTCACAGTGGCATGACCTAGGACTAGCTTGGCCTGGACAGGAACCCGGAGAAACCGGCAACATTGTATTTGCAGATTTTGGACGAGATGAAACAAAATAATCTAGGTGAAATGATATTTGACGAAGAGGATGTTTGCAATCTCTTGATGAGCGGACGTGAACCTGCTACGATCAAACGCATGCTGGTAGATGATTCTGTCAACATTGAACAGGCCATTCAGTTTCTTGAACGAGCGCCCGACTTTATAAAATATGCAGGACGTACTGATATATTAACCAACGTGTTTCATCAAGAGCAACAGGCTCGGTGGCACATGCCCGAAGAGTACAAGACTTTAGATATTGCTGAATATGTACTAGGCCTATGTACTACCGAAGCAGAACTACAACGCTGTGGACATGAATTGTTGTTGTTTCAAGAACGTGATTTGTTTAACTTGTTGCGCTATCTAAAATACTTGGTAGATGTAATGAAAGAGAATCGAGTAATCTGGGGAGTAGGACGAGGATCAAGTGTGGCCAGCTATGTGCTGTATAAACTAGGTGTTCACAGAATCGATTCGATGTTTTATAAATTAGAGCCAGAAGAATTCCTTCGTTAAATACAGATATAATTCAGAGGAATAACTATGACACGCAAAGTATATAAATCAGCCATGGGAAAAGCGGTTGATCTTGGCTCGCTTATTTTACAAAATGAAAGCACAAGAGCAGTAGGCAACATGAATGTTAATGCCCGCGGAGATCGCCTGGACGGTAATAATCGTGTGATTGATCAAAAGAATCGGCAGGTTCAACGACAATATCGCAGAACTACCAATGTATCCGATGCAGCTCCAGTTCAGACCAGTAACATTTCTGCCAAACGTGCTGCACAAAATATTTCAGAACCGGTGGATCCAGTGGAAGAAATTCTAGATGATTTGGACGCACCCTTGGTAGAGGTGGCTCCAGAAGTAGAACCTGTAGTGGCTCCAGAACCCTTGCCAGAAAATGTATTTCCTCCTACCGGTGAAGGTGGTCTTGCGGCAGCCATTGCTCGTAGTAGATTAATCAAGCAAGAAAAAGAAAAAACTTTACGTGAACGTCAACAAGCTCAAGGACTAAGAAAGATCTAAGCATGACCAAAGCTGCATTTGCACCACATCAAATTCCACGAGAAAAAATTCAAGCTCTACAAGACAGTGTGTTGGTATCAGACATGGAATTTGATACTCGTATCACACAAACAGGACTAATCCTGCCCAATGACAACGGAACCAGTTTAGGTATTCGTCCACGTTGGGGTCGTGTATATGCTATTGGACCAAAACAAAAGAATGTTCGTGTAGGACAATGGATCATGGTTGCCCATGGTCGTTGGACACGTGGCATCGACATTGAAGATGGCGAGCTTGCACACAAACGCACAATACGTAAAATTGACCCTAAGGATATTTTATTGGTATCGGATCGTGAAGATCGTCCACAGGACGATACTATGAGTACTGCGGTACACGTTGCCAAACAAGAACGCTAGTAATGGGTCGAGTCAAAAAACAACCCAAGTGTAGTGTATGCCGACGTATACCTAAACCTGACTGTGATTGGAAGCAAGGTCGTTGCCCGCATCGTCCCAGCATGTTGGATACAATCCTATCCGATCCTTACAAATCAAGATTTTATAACTTATTAAATTTCTTCCGAGGTAAAAAATGAAGCACCCAGATCCAAAATTACATCGTAATATTAGTTTTGTCAAAAGCGGCTTTCGTATCCTAGCAGGTGTACTTCTTTGCGCAGGACAACTGTTTGCTGCCGGGGCATTCCTAATCCTAGCCGAAGGGCTAGGCATTGCTGAGGAGTTGGTGTAATGGCACTCAGTGGTGATGGTGGAAAAGGTTACGGGCGCAGACCACAACTTGCGCCCAACGATCAAGTAGAATCCAATTGGGAAAAAATATTCGGCTCTAAACTTCCTAAGCGTGTTGACACTAGTGAATTAGAAGTGTACAATGAAGAACGCCTGGTGTCTAAGTACGACAAGGCCAGTTTACAAAAGGACAAGAGCAATGAGCTTTCCCCGGATCACAAACCCACTGACGATACTCAAACGTCATAGACAACAGCAAGCCGAAACTCGTAAAATAAAAGAGCAAGAAAAGTTAATTGAAGCACTACGACGACCTGAAGGTTATCGTCGTAGGCCAGCCGCAAAATTTGCATCAAACCACACAAAAAACTTAGGACCAAAATGAAAGAACTCTGGACAGAAAAATATCGCCCTAAAACAATCGACGGATATGTGTTCCGTGATTCTACACAGCAAGAACAGATTGAATCATGGATCCGAGACAAAGCAATTCCGCACTTGATATTCAGTGGCAATGCTGGCATTGGCAAAACGACCCTGGCCAAGATCTTGATTAATCAACTGGGCATTGATGACTATGATGTGTTAGAGATCAATGCATCACGTACCAACTCGGTAGATGATGTACGTGAAAAGATTCAAAAGTTTGTGGAAACCGTGCCATTTGGCGACTTCAAAGTTGTCCTGCTAGACGAAGCAGACTATCTAAGTCCAAACGCACAGGCCGCACTTCGCGGAGTTATGGAAACCTATGCCAGCACAGCACGTTTTATTTTAACTTGTAACTATCCAACCAAAATTATTCCAGCCTTACACAGTCGTTGTCAAGGATTCCACATTGAACGTGTGGATGTAACCGAGTTCACTGCTAGAGCTGCCACAGTGTTGGTGGAAGAAAGTGTGGAGTTTGACTTGGACACCCTAGATACCTATGTCAAAGCCACGTATCCAGACTTGCGCAAGTGCTTGAATACCTTGCAAATGAACAGCACAACTGGACGACTTATTGCACCCAATGGAGACACAGGAAGTACCGGAGATTGGAAACTGAGTGCGGTTGAACTGTTTAAAGAAGGTCGTATCAACGAAGCTCGTAAACTCATGTGTAGCCAAGTGAGGCCAGAAGAAATGGAAGATGTGTTCCGCTGGTGTTATGATAACTTGGAACTCTGGTCAAAAGATCCAGAAAAACAAGATCGCGCAATCATTATTATTCGCAACGGACTTGTAAATGTTCCAATGGTTGCTGATCAAGAAATCAACTTGAGTGCCACACTAACTGAGCTTGCCAATTTGTAATGCCTGACTTTGAAGTCCTTGAACCGGCAATAGACCCTGCTAATAGAATTAGTTTTCTATTGGATTGGGAATTGACCATGAAGTGCAATCTAAACTGTAGCTATTGCGAAAAAGGACTGTATGGTGGGCACGACAACAGCACACAACATCCGCCTTTGGATGAATGCTTACAAACTCTGGACTTTATGTTTGAGTATGTGGATCAATACATGCGATTCAAACCCAAGGGACTCAGAACTGTGGTGTTGAATGTGTACGGTGGTGAAGCCCTGCATCATCCAGACATTGTAAAGATACTTGGCGAAGTACGCAACAAGTATCATGCCTATAAAGATCGATGGAGTCTGACAGTTACCACAACTACCAATGCTATTGTGCCTGTTAAAAAGCTATTGAGCATACTGCCCTACATAGATGAGTTTACAGTAAGCTATCATACCGAAGCCAGTGCCAAGCAAAAACAACAATTCAAAGAAAACTTGTTGACCATACAATCAGCTGGTACACCAGTCAAATGCATAGTGCTAATGAATGATCAGGAACCTTACTTTGCTGATGCACAGGACATGATAGTATGGCTAGAACACAACGGTATCAAAATGCTACCTAGACAGTTGGATGACACAACTGCTGCAAAAAACAACTATAGTTCAAAACAAGTCACATGGTTTAATCAACTGTATCAATCTAAAACCTACGGAACAAGTCAAAAACTCAAGACACCTTCTGACCAACAGCTGAATCTCAGCAACACCGGTAGAGCCTGCTGTGGTGGTCGGCAAACTTGTCAAGATCAAAACTATCAACAACGTAATTTTTTTGTTTTAGACAACAAGTTTCCTGATTGGTACTGTAGTGTAAATTGGTTTTTCTTGTATGTCAAACAGGTTACTGGAGAAGTTTTTGTCAACAAAGATTGCCAAATGAATTTTGCTGGTGCAGTTGGGCCCATTGGTACCTTGTCAAACACCCAAGAAATCCTGGATACATTAACCAATCAACTTGACAGCAAAAACTTACCTGTAATACAATGTAAAAAGACTGTTTGCTTTTGTGGTCTTTGCGCACCCAAAGCCAAAGACTTAACGACTTACAATCAAATAATCAAAAAATATCAGAAAGATTATCAATGAGATACCTACTACTAACTTATTTTTATCAGGCCAATGGCAAGATTGATGAAGGCATGACTGTGACCAATCGTGTTAGAACCAAAGATTGGCAAACTGCCAGTGTAATCCTGGATTTTAAAGAGCAGAAAGTTCTCAAAGCCAGTCTAAGAGAAAATACCATTCCCAAAGATTGGGATCGTATCATCAGCTATTACTACCCGTTTTATCCTGCAATCATGGAACGACTGTTTAGTGAGAACGGGCATCCTATTGAAATCAAAGCAGAATCACCACAAAGTTAGTGCCCACTAACCAGACTTGACAAGTCGACAATTTTGTAGTATAATAGTACTATGAAATCGAAATATAGAAACAAAAAACTCATCCTAACTGACTGTGATGGCGTATGCCTTGACTGGGAGTGGGCCTTTAATGTTTGGATGCAGGAGCATGGCTTTGAAGAAGTCGAAGGCAGTAAATTTACTTACGACATGGGCCTGCGTTACGGCATCTCTAGAGAGCAAGTAATCAAACTGATCAAGGTGTTCAACGAATCTGCACACATTGGATTCCTTCCAGCACAACGTGATGCCATGTACTACATCAAACGCTTACATGAAGAACACGGCTACAAGTTCCATGCTATTACAAGTGTAAGCCTAGATCCTAATGTTATCAAACTGCGTGAAATGAACATACACAAGTTGTTTGGTGATGCATTTGAGCGTGTGGTTTGCCTGGACACCGGAGCACACAAAGATGAAGCCCTGGAAGAATATGAAGGCACAGGACTCTGGTGGATTGAAGACAAGATTGAAAATGCTGAGGCCGGTTACAAGGCAGGATTAAAATGCCTACTCCTGGAACACGGCCACAACATGCACTACGAACATGAACATGTCACTATCGTAAAGAACTGGAAGCACATTTACGAAGTGGTCACTGGTCAGTCAGCGTAAAGTTGTAACACAGAATCAATAATTCTGTGCCGCTGTATGTCGCGATTATCCAACTCGCATACAGCTATACCCTTTACACCCCCTTTCTCGAGTCTTTGGCATAGGTCTAATAGACCATTGTTGCCGCGGTTTCGGTCCGCCTGTTCAACGTCGCCCGTGATTACTATTTTACTGCCTTCGCCAATACGGGTCATTAGCATTTTTACCTGACTGGGTGTGGCATTTTGCATTTCGTCTGCAATAATGTAAGCACCCTTGAAAGTTCGTCCTCGCATAAAAGCCAGTGGCGCAATTTCAATTACCTGCTCGGCGATCATAGCGGCTATATCGGGTTGACGATAATACTCGCGAAGAATGTCTGTTAATGGCCGTACCCACGGATCCATCTTTTGGTTTAAGTCGCCGGGCAAGAAACCATGTTTCTCATCCTCTACGCCCACCGCTGGGCGTGTTAATACTATGCGGTCTACTTCTCCTTCCCTAAAGGCCTTAACCGCGGCCAACATCGCTAGATAGGTTTTACCTGTTCCTGCTGGCCCTGCTGTTACCACAATCGACTGCGAATCATCTTGCAACGCCAGTACCAAGCGTTCTTGATTGCGTGTACGTGGCACGATATCAATGGCTCGTTGTTTGACTGGTTTTGCTTGTTCGAAGCGTATGGTGTTTTCTTGATGTGTCATATTTTGACGTTTTTGTGACTTTACTGCTCTGTGTCTACTCAAGTTGTACTCCGTTTTGTAGAAGTTAATACTGACAGCACCATGCTGTCCTGTGTATTTAGGCGCAATATTTTAGAGTTTTATGGGCTGACTATTTGCATTCTACCGGCATAAGTATTAAGCTGTCCGGTAAATCTTCAAACTGTTCGGTATATCTAATAGACCATAAATAATTACATGAGCAATAAATTTGACCAACCCATATTTAAAGATGGTGCTGACTATTGGCAAGTAGCCGATAACATTAAAAACATCTACATGAGTGAGGGCTCACTGCTGACCCTCCTGGACTTTGAGCGTGTGTTGGATGAATTAGATATCTATGCTTTTAAAAACTGGATCATTGGTGAATTGGTACAGGGTCCTGAAATTAAAAAATACACAGTGAGTTGTATTTTTATGTGGCCCGAATCACTCATGCCTGATCCACGTGGTGGACGTAGACTGTTGCCATTTGACTGCACAGTCAAGTACAAAAAAGTCAACATGAAAGTGCCTATGAAAATCGATGATCCTAGCGATTTTGTTCCAGGAACACACAAGGCCAAACTAATGGAAAAAAAGGTATGGTTGGTAGAAATAACCATGCCCAAGAGCTTGATGAGCGATATACGCACCGGCTCAATTGAACTAGAAGATCAAGAAGTTGATCTTGAGGATCTGGATACTGCATACGAGCAAGATCTAGACAAAGAAGAATACCAAAACGACCAGACTGCCCAAAATGCACAAGACCAACTCCAATAATCTTTTTGAAGCCCTGAACTACAAGGACATGGAAGGCCTCCTCAAACCTACTATTCATGTGGATGAGTTTAGTTCCAAAATGGGCGACGATGACGATATCATTGTTGTCAGCTTCTTTGTACGTGATGAAAGTGCTGCTAAGGATCTAATGAATTGGTTTGAAAAAGGCTACGACTTTGTTGTCGATGCTGATCGTTCACCAGGTGAAATCAAACCCAATCGTTATTTGGTCTATGTAGAAATACGCCGTCGCAGCACAGCAGGCGCACAGGTAGATGAGTTGTTGACTGACCTAGGAACCTTGACTGAGTTTGACAAGAGTTCTGATTGGACCATGCACTATCGTGGCAAAGAAGTTCCATTCACACGCGATACATTTGACAGCTTGGTTCCGCTAAGTCCCAAGGCCTACAGAGAAAAAATTGATCAAGGCCTAAACGAAATGCGAGTGGCCGCTGGTATTCATCCTGTCAGCAACTACGACAAAAAAGACCGAGACCTACAAGCAATTCAAGTTGCTGCTGGCATTCTTTAATCCCCGTACAATAAACTAGATATATAATATCCTATGGATATTAAAAGTTTTGGCTGTAGTTTCATCTTTGGAACTGAATTATCAGACGATGGACGCAACGGCCCTTATGCTACAGCCAGTCAACTGACTTGGCCAGCCTTGTATGCCAAAGGGTTAGGCTATGGATATCAGTGTTATGCCCGCCCGGGTTCAGGCAATTTACAAATAGCAGAACGTGTATTGAGTCAAGCCAGTAACGTAGAACCTGCACTATATGTGATTGGGTGGACCTGGATTGATCGATTTGATTACAACAGTCGCGACACAGATAAATGGCAAACTATCATGCCCATTGATGAAACCGCTGTGGCAAAAACCTACTATCGAGACATACATTCAGAATATCGAGACAAACTTACCAGCTTGATGAGCATGCGCCTGGTCATTGATACTCTTAAACAAAAGAATTTTCCATTTATCATGACCTACATGGATGACACCACGTTTGATACTAAATGGCATACTACAGCAGCAATTTTGGAACTACAGGACTATGTTCGTCCTTACATGACCAGATTTGAAGGCAAGAGTTTTTTAGAATGGAGCCGAGCCAATGGCTTTCCAGAAACTGCTGCATGGCATCCCCTAGAGCAGGCACATGCAACGGCCGCTGAATACATGCTAGGGCTTGGAATACACAAAGTATAAACGACCTGGATCGGTGTTTTCCTGTTTGTAAGTTTCCAGTTTGAGCTTGTACTTTTCTTCCAGTTCTTTTACTACTTCAAACGACCAAGCAAAAATTTCTACCCAAGGACCAGTTTTCCATTGGATTCCAGGATTGGCACGAATATACATCTTGCCACCGGGTGCTAGTAAATCCACACAGTGAGCAAAACGAGCTTCAATATCTTCTCTGCTGTTGAAGTTGATTGAACCCAACGCAATAATATGATCGTGTGTGCCGGGTTTGACCTTGTAGTCCAAGATGTCAACCATGTAATCAGCCGCAGAATTGTACGGGTCAATACCGATCAAGTTTGGAATATGTTGTTTAAACTGATTGTATCCGCAACCCACATCCAGCACATTCTTGGGATCCTGTTTGTTGATTTCGTCAATCAAGGGCCAGCCAGTGTAGTTGTAGTCACCGGTTCTGGGTTTCCAAATTTCACTGAAGAATCTGCGCAGGTATCTGCGATCAAAGTCTTCCACAATGTTTTGTAATGATCCAACAAAGTCGCCATCCAACTGTAGCTCAGCTTCAACACGATCTTTGAACTTGCGATAACGTGCAGGAGTCCAGGGCAGTTTGTCTACTTCGGTTCTGGGCGATAGATTTTCTACAACACGTTGGTATTTTTCTAAATTAAAAGCCTGATGCAAATTTTCTTCAATCAGCTTGTAAATTTTGTTATTCATTAAAATTTTCCTATCTAGGTAAATAAATTTAACAAAGAGGTAAAAATTTTGCCTACTTTGTAAATTTCTATAAGTATTTACGCACAAATACTGCCCGCAGTAAAATTTTCAAAGGATAATATGAAACGCATTTTAGCTATACTCTTACTGGTTCCTGCTTTGGCTTTTGCCTGGGAACCTACCAAACCCATTACTGTTATCATTGGTAATCAGCCTGGATCCGGCAACGAAGTTGGATTCCGTGCCATCAGTGCAGTTGTTCAAAAGAACAATCCCAATGCCAATTTTATCATTGAACTCAAGCCAGGAGGCGATAGTGTTATTGCTATGAATCACTTGTATGATGCCAAGCCCGACGGATATACTATTGCTATCCCCAGTTACATGAGCACATTTGTTACCAACGATATCTGGCAAAAGAATCAAAAGAAATTTGCTTACAACAGTTTTACCAATGTAATGGGCATGGGCAAGAGTCCCTTGTGCATTGTGGCCAATCCCAAGAGCAAGATCAACACAGTGCCTGAGTTGGTTGACTATGTTCAGCACACAAACAAACCTGTTACAGTAGCAGTTGGTGGCGGCGCACACCGCATGACATTTGAATACTTCATGTATATTGCCAAGGGCAACAAAGATCTAGTCAAAACAAGTCAGTTCCCAGGACCCTTGCAAGCAGTAACAGCCACAGCCAGTGATGCTGGTTTTGAATTTGGCATCATGCCAGTGGCCATTGCCAAGCCTCTAATTGATGCAGGTAAAGTCAAGTTGATTGGTGTTACTGGCGAGCAAAAAGTTGCTTACTATCCCAAAGTAGAACCTATTAAGGTCAACGGACACTACATTGATGTGTTTGCTGCCTGGGCCTTGATACTTCCTCCTGGTACTTCTAGCGAAATAGTTGCTTGGTATCAGCGCAACTTTACACCTGCGCTTGAATCACCCGAAATCAAACAGTACTATCATGACAACTTGATCTTTGTTGACCGGAGTGAAACTACTCCGGCTGGCTTTGCTAGAGGCATTGAAAAATTGCGAGCAACCTGGATTCCGTTGAGCCAGCGAGTGGACTTGACCAAAGAATGAAGTATATCTTTGTAATCGGCGCACCTGGATCCAAGTGGTCCAGCGTGGCCAAAAATATCTACTACAGCAACAGCATCGATCGCTCAGACGACAACAGCAATAGAGTGTATGCAAGTGATGTAGCCTACAACGGTTCTCCCATGCATCAAGGCAGTTATTTTGATCCTGGTATGGAATTTGAATTGCCGCTAGATTTGCATATGAAAACTCGTGCAGAACTAGAAAGCATTTTTGATCAGCCATTTTCTGGCACAGGAGTGAGAATAATCAAAGGACATACTCTAGCACACCACATTGATTACATAAAAGATCTGTGGCCAGAGTCGCCTGTTGTGCTAGTTCATCGCGGCAACGATGCCTGTCTTGGTTGGTGGGTGCGTTGCGGCGGCTTTGATATTACCTATCCTGATTATCGTCCCTATTATCAAAATCATGCTAGAATGGCACACTGTATTGATCGTCAAAATATGGATATATTATCAGCCTGGGACCGATACACCGGGCATGTTCCTGGAAATAATCAAGCCTTGGCTGCTGTATTGGGTATAGAATCGCCGCCCGAGCAGTATCGCCATGATTATGCCCAACAAGATATTGCGGTAAAAGTCATCTAGTTTTTCGCTAAATATTGGTATCAACAAAGGTACCCGTATTATGCAAATTACACAAGAACAACTCGCTTCCTGCATCGGCAACAATCCATACCTGGATCACTGGTGCGACGCCTTAAACAAACTCCTACCCGACTACGGTATTGATACTCCGCAACGTGTGGCAGCTTTTATTGCACAGGCCGCACACGAGTCAGGAAACTTTACAGCCTTACACGAGAATCTAAACTATCGTGCTGAAACACTGCGCAAGGTATTTCCTAAATACTTTCCTACAGATGAACTAGCACAACAGTATGCTCACAATCAAGAAGCCATTGCCAATCGCGTGTATGCTAACAGAATGGGCAACGGTGACGAAGCATCAGGAGATGGCTATCGCTACTGTGGACGTGGCCTTATTCAGTTGACTGGACAAAGCAACTATCAATCTTTTGCTGATTCAATTGAAACTCCTTTAGATCAGATTCCAGATTATCTACAGACATTTGAAGGTGCTGTACAAAGTGCCTGCTGGTTCTGGGAAAACAACAACCTGAATCAGTATGCTGACTCAGATGATATCCTTACCATGACCAAGCGTATCAACGGTGGTACCATTGGTCTTGAAGATCGTAAGAAGCATTACGAGCATGCTAAACACGTATTTGGTGCTTGATGTTCCTACTACACTTTCTCCCTGATTGGTTGTTATCGGCCTTTGTTAATGGTGTGTTGATCTCTGGCGCGGTCCTAACTGTGCTGAGTTTCTTTACCAGCTGGATTCCGTTTATTACTCAGTATCGTGTTCCAGTACAGGTGCTGGGCACTATCTTGTTGACCGCAGGTGTGTACTTCAAAGGCGGTGAGTCAGCAGAAATGCAGTGGCGTGACCGTGTGGCTGAACTACAACAAAAAGTAGAGATTGCTCAAGAAAAGAGCAAAGCCGCAACAGAACGCCTTAACGACGAAATCAAACGCAACAAACAAGATGTTCGCAACAACACAGCCGCAATCAAAGGTCAAATAGCACAAAACGCCAAACAACTCGATGCTGAGTGTCGTGTGAGTGATGCCGCTATCGAAATACACAACGAAGCCGCACAAAATCGTAAACCTAAGGTAACTGTAACACTAGATGGAAAGGTTCAAAATGCAAAATAAACTTGTTTCCCTCATAGCAGTTGTCTTGTTGGCAGGTTGTGCTACTCCGGTCAAAATGAAATTCCCAGAAGCACCCGAAGAGTTGACCAAAAGCTGTGGCGATCTACAACTGGTTCAACAAGACGATCATCAGTTCAGCAAGTTCTTAAATGTAGTTGTGGACAACTATGGTGTGTACTACGAGTGCAAGATACAGGCCGATGGTTGGAAACGTTGGTACGATGAGCAGAAGAAAATCTTCAATGAGGCCTTCAAATGACCATTAGTCTCAACAGCATTGTCGAGTGGTTCACGGCCGCACACACCATGCAGTTGTTGTTGGCTATCCTGGTCTTGGGTACCTTGTACATACTTGTACAACTCAGCCGCAATCCCTATGATACACTTAACCTAAGTGACTTGGTCACTGTTAACGGACGCCTAGATGAAAAGAAGTTCACACGCTTTGGTGCTTGGGTAGTCAGTACCTGGGCATTTGTTTATTTGATTGTGAATAAACCAGAACAGTTTCCAGAATGGTATTTTGTGGGTTACATGGGCGTATGGGTAAGCAACGCTATCTTTGACAAGTACATGACTACCAAAGCACAGTCAATGACTGTGCCACAACCTCCGGATAGACCCTTATGAAAAAACTAATTGCTGTTATAGCGGTGTTAAGTCTTAATGGTTGTGCTGTATGGGACGCATACTTTATGACTGGCTTTGACAATCAAGAGTATATGTTAGTTACTCAGATTCGCACAGATGCACAAGTGTATAAGAACCAATGCGATAATCCTGCACTTGCTCCAGTAAATGCACAAGCTATAGCACTTAAGACTCGCTTGTTTCAAAACTACAGTGAACAGATCCCTCGCAACGACAATGGTCGAAAAGCCAGCGAGAGTCTAAATGAAATAGCACAAGGCCTAAATCAAGCCTATACAAAAGGCACACCCAGTGTAACATTTTGTAAATTAAAGTATGGCAGTATTGAAAATGCCGCTTATGTAATACAACACGTGGCAGGAGACCGCCCAAGATGACATTAGATGAACTACAACAAGGCCTAGCAGAGTTGGCCAATTCAGGCGATCCTGTGTTTGCACAAGCCGCACAGCAAATCAACGAGTTAACCGAACAAGCCAAAGCAGGACAATTAAGCAGTGCAGAACTAAAAGAAATACTTGAGGATCAGCAACGCCAATTAAGCATAATCAACGAGATGAACCAGCTTGAGTTTAAAGAGAAGTTAAATACAATTCTAACAGGACTGATCACTATAGCATCAGCAGTTTGAACGTAGTACAATATAATAATAAAAATAAGGAGCTGTAATGACTGAAGAAGTAAAATTATCTGCCAGTGAGCAGAAAAAAGAAGATTGGATGAACGCTAAATGGCGTCCAATGATGGGTTGGATGTATATGTTAGTATGCACCTGTGACTTTGTGTTGTTTCCAATCTTATGGAGTCTAGTTCAGGCCTGGGGACATGGCAGTGTGCAAACACAATGGAATCCAGTGACACTACAAGGCGCAGGCTTGTTCCATATGGCTATGGGTGCTGTGATTGGTGTTGCGGCTTTTGGTCGTACACAAGAAAAGTTAGCCGGTAAAGCTAACGACAACAACACTCCAGCGTTTGGCGCACCTAGCACACCAGCACCAAGTTTTGGCGCACCATCGGCACCTAGCTTTGGTAGTCCAACACCTAGTGCACCAGCATTTGGTAGTAGTAAGCCAGCAGGCCCGGGAGCTCCTAGCTTCCCTGCCTTATAAGGAGAGAACGATGAGATTGTTTAATTTTGTAGCCTGGACAGCCATAGCCATTGCTGTGGCCTTGGTAGCACAACCTGCTAGAGCAGAAGCTGTGGTCAAACGAGTTTGCCATACTGATGCCAAGACCAAGAAAGAAGTGTGCAAGAATGTCAAAACACACAAGAAGTTAGAAGGCACCAAGGTTCCTGAAAAGAAACCAGCCGCAAAGCAACCGCAAAAGAAGAAGTAAAAGTTGTAAACACCTGCAACAGGTAGTATAATTACTATTACCTGTTGCTTTTTTTCCCTTATGAAATCATACTACGATATACTAGGCGTTGATCGCCAAGCCACACCAGATGCTATCAAGCGGGCCTACCGCCAAAAGGCCAGCCTATACCATCCTGACAAAGAAGGTGGCAGCAAGGTCAAGTTTCAAGAAGTAGAAGAAGCATATCGTATCTTGAGTGATCCTGCCAAACGTCAACAGTACGACAATCCTAGTCCGTTTGGTCCTGGTGGATTTAGCCAACAGGCCGGTAGTCCGTTTGATTTTGACACAATCTTTAACATGTTTGGTACTCGTTTCAGTCATCCTGGATTCCATCAACGGCAACGAGCACAGATGCAGTTGTGGGTTACCTTGCAAGATGTAGCTCGTGGTGGTCCAAGAACCATCACAGTAGGCACACAGCAAGGAACACATGCTGTGGAAATTGAAATACCGCAGGGCATTGAAGATGGTGATTCAGTACAGTATCCAGGCATTGGTCCAGGAGGTATGGATCTAATCGTGACCTACAGAATACATCCTAATCCTAAATTTCAGCGCCATGGACAAAACATCATCATGGAACAGGCAGTCAGTATCTGGGATCTAATCCTGGGTGGTACGATTGCCATTACAGATCTTTTAGGCAATCAATTGGAACTGGCAGTACCAGCTGGAACGCAACCGGGTACCATGTTGAGAATGCGTGAACGTGGCCTACCACATCGTGCGGCACCCACTGGGGATTTGCTGGTTCGAATACAGGCTACTATTCCCAAAACAATTTCACCTGAACTATTGGCAGAAATAGAGAAAAATAGAAGCCAATAAACCTTGTTTAACAATTTGAAATACTATATACTTGTAACAAGTACACTCTAAGGGCATCATGCAAAACAATCCAGAAATTGAACAAATCATTGAGTCCGCAGTAAAATTGGCTCGAGACAAGCATCATGAATATGTGTTAACAGAACATGTGTTGTTGGCCATGACTCGTCATATACCATTCCGTCGTGTGTTGGAAAAATTTGGCATGGATCTAGAAAGATTCGAAGCCGAGCTAGACACTTATCTTGACAGCCTACACAGTCTAGTCAAGACAGATCGTGAAGTACAGCCACGCAAGACCAATGCTCTAGAACGCTGTTTCAATCGCGCACTTACACAGGTCCTGTTTACTGGACGTAGGTCAATCACAGTGCTGGACCTATACCTGGCCATGATGGCCGAAACCAACAGTCATGCACACTACTTCTTGCTCAAGTACGGAGTCAAGAAACAGGAGTTTGCTGAATTTTATCAGCGCACCTACAATCACAACGATGTTCAGATCAGTCATCAACAGGCCAACGAGATCCTGGAAGAACACTGTATCAACCTAACACAAATGGCCAAGGACAACAAGCTGGAACCCATGATTGGGCGCAGTCGAGAACTTGACGAAATGATTGCTGTGTTGGCCCGCAAGTTTAAAGCCAATGTACTCATGGTGGGCGATCCAGGTGTAGGTAAAACAGCTATTGTAGAAGGACTTGCACAGGAAATTGAAGCCGGACGTGTGCCACAGTTCTTGCTGGGACATGAAGTCTGGGGACTTGAAATCGGTAGCCTGCTTGCTGGATCAAAGTATCGCGGCGAATTTGAAGAGAAATTCAAACAGGTCATTGCTGCTTTAGAAAGCAAGAAGAACTGTATCCTGTTTGTGGACGAAGCACACACCATGAAAGGTGCTGGCTCAAGTGCCAACAGTACACTAGACTTTGCCAATATGCTGAAGCCAGCCATTACCAAGGGCAACCTAAAGGTAGTAGCGTCAACCACTTGGGAAGAATACTACGAGTCATTTGAAAAGGATCGCGCACTCATGCGCCGCTTCTATCGTGTAGGCATTGATGAACCCGATGCAGAAACCACAGAACAGATCCTTATTGGACTCAGCCCAAGGTTAGAACAGTTCCACAATGTTCTAATTGAAACCGAAGCAATCACAGCCGCAGTGGACTTGGCCAATCGTTATATCCATGATCGTAAGAATCCTGACAAGTCAATCGACCTGATTGATGCTGCCAGTGCCAGAGAGCGTGTGCAGGACAAGGGCTTGACTACAATTACCAAGGATTTGATCATGGCACAGTTAAGCCGGGTATCTGGAGTTCCCCTAGATCGTTTACAAAACGAGCGTAGCAACAAGATTGTTGAACTAGAATCCAACATCAAACAAAAGCTCTACGGACAAGACGAAGCAGTCAACTCAGTGCTAGAGCGTGTGTACATCAACTTCAGCGGTATTGGCAATGCCAAACGACCAGTGGCCAGCTTCTTGTTCTTGGGACCCACAGGCACAGGTAAAACAGAATTGGCCAAGTTGTTGAGCGAACACTTGGACATGAAGTTGTTGAAGTACGACATGTCAGAATATCAAGAGAAGCACACAGTAAGTAGCCTAATTGGCGCACCTCCGGGCTATGTGGGCTTTGAAGACGGCAATGTAGGTGGTGGTAAACTTATTAGCGATGTTAGTAAGAACCCATTCTGTATCTTGTTGTTTGACGAAATTGAAAAGGCACATCCGGATGTAATCAACATCATGTTGCAGATGCTGGACGAAGCACGTATTACGTCAGCCAACGGCAAGACAGTGGACTTGAAGAACGCCATCATTATCATGACTTCGAACCTAGGTGCTAGAGATAACGAAACCAACAACATTGGCTTTGGCAAGACCCTAGAAAAGACCGGAGAAGAAGATCGTGCTATGAAAGAGTTCTTTAAACCCGAGCTACGCAATCGTATTGATCAGATCTGTAAGTTTAATAAACTAGATACACTTGCTATTAAAAAGATTGTGGTCAAGTTTGTGGATGAATTGCAGAACAGTTTGTTGACTAAACAAATCCGATTAACTCTGACAGAATCGGTAATTGACATGCTGGCTGACAAGGGTTACGATCCCAAGATGGGTGCCAGACCGTTAGGGCGCAAGATTGATGAGCTAATTCGTGTGCCATTGTCCAAGAAGATCCTGTTTGATCGCTTGGAAAATTGTACAATCCATGCAGTAATGAAAGATGCAGATCTAGACTTTATTGTAGAAACCAATGAGCCCAAGGCCCTGCCTGTGGTCAACGAAGACGGATACATTGTACTTGATCAATTCAAACCTAAAATTTAAGCGGGTCCAAAAAGATCGATTGTTTTACGATCGATACTGTTTTTGCGTAGGATTTCAGTTGGCAGAAGTGTCATGCCTGCGTGAGCTGGATCATGCCTACATTGACACTGTAATTGAACGTCGTCGACAATGGCGTGAAGTCAGTATGCTACGCAACTGGGGAGTAGGGCTTAGTAAAAATATCTTGGCTCGATCTGACCGTGAAATTACCGACGAAACAGTACAGAACCTACATACCTTGACTGATCTATTGTTAAATTCCAATGCTGGTTTTAAATTGGTTACCTCGGTCAATACTGCTTGGCTTTATACAAATGATTATGAATTATTAAAGTTGGCAGATCAATTGGGCTTTTTATTATCGAAGCAGTATTCCGAAGCAGTGGTCACTCGCCCCAAAGACACTATAAGATTAGTTAATCCACGTCATGCAAATCGTGCGTATCTTGGCAACGTAAAATTGACTCCTGAGGAAAAGGCCAATTTACTTAATTTCTTTATTAATCAGCACGAGCACATTAGAATAAGTCCCAGTTTACAGGCATTTTTATCGGGCAGTTTCCACCGTACACAGGACTATTTCTTTTTTGATTACACTGGAGAAAGCTGGCTATTGATGTTTAATTTAATACGTCCTGGTCTAATAAGAAAGACTATGAGCATTATTGCCAGATAAATAATACACTATGGCAAAAATTAACGAACAAACCCTTGTAATCACAGTTAGCCAATTGGTCAAAGATGATGCTAGTATTGCACCTTTATTGAGCGCAGATGTTGTGGCTCAATTAGAAGCAGTTGTAGCAGAATTGGCCGGTTCAGGCACACTGGTAGAGATCAAACAAGCATGATCCTGACCACTGAGTACTTGCTGACCACAACCACCTGGGGCACACCCTCGGGCAACTACGACGGCAGCAGTCAGGATTTCTTTGGCGACGCAACACGTGCTGCCAACTACTATGCTGGCCAAGGATCCATACAAACTGTGACTCTAAGAACTACAGATTTTGTTGGCACTGTTCGCATACAGGCTACCTTAAATGATCAACCGTCAATTCAAGCGGCCTGGTTTGATTTGGAAGAATTAGTGTGCGCAGACCCAACCACAGTAGTTGACGGGCGCACCATTGTTGGCAATTTTACATTTTTACGAGCCGAAATCATTAATTTTGATGGCGGCACCATAGACAGTATTACAGTAACATTCTAAAATAATTCAATGAAAAATTCAGCAGTATTTTCTTGTGAGATCAGCACAACTGATCCTGCGGCGGCCTTGGGCTGTGAAATCTGGCTGGATCACGCACAGTTGTTTGATTCCGCACACGTGACCGAAACAGTAAAGGTCAGACAAGCCTTTGAAGATTTTGACGGAGATCATGTCTTACGTATTGTTATGAAAAACAAACAGTCTGATCATACCACAGTGGATGCGCAGGGTCAAATAGTTAAAGATGCTTGTCTCACAGTGAATTCTGTGGCGTTTGATGACATCGGTCTAGGGCATGTACTGGCAGAACAAGCAGTTTACGAGCATGATTTCAATGGCACTGCTGAACCAACACAACAAAAATTCTACGGTACTCTAGGCTGTAACGGCACAGTAACTTTATCCTTTACATCACCAATTTACATGTGGTTGTTGGAAAACATGTAACCATAAATATTAACATGAATATCTTAGTGGTTTATCCTGGTCGTTTTCATCCGTTTCATTTGGGGCATAAAGCCAGCTATGATTGGTTAACCAACAAGTTTAGTGATGGTGTTTATATTGCTACCAGTAATGTACAAAATGATACCGATTCGCCATTCAGCTATACTGACAAGGTTAAAATGATCACTACATTAGGTATTCCAGCCAGTCATGTGGTACAAACACGCAATCCTTATCAAGTACGAGAAATTACCGATAATTTAACTCCTGAAGAAAAGGCCACCACAGCCTTGGTATTTGCTGTCAGTGCCAAGGATGCAGAACGATTTAATTTCAAACCCAAAAAGAATGGCGAGCCCAGCTACTTGCAACCCTTGCCGGATAATTTAACGAAATTAAAACCCATGAGCAAGGCCGGTTATGTTGTGATCACACCCACAGTGAACTTTAAAGTGCGCGGTGCAGATGCCAACAGTGCCAGCCAAGTACGTGAATTATACAAAAAAGGCAGTGATCAAGACCACGAAGCCATTATTACCGATTTATACGGTGCGCCCAATGCAGAACTACAGGCCATTTTCGATCAAGAACTAGGTGCCAATACTGTTGACGAAATTGTCAGCTACGGTACACCCATTGTAGATGGTGGCGAAGGCAAGGTCGGCATCATGCGCGAAAGCCGTGTAAATCGAGCACGAATTCAACTACTCCGAGAAAAAATTCAACTGCAATTTGACTACGCCGACGAAAAAAAATCGCACTGAACAAACTGTATTAAATATTCCACAACTTAACAATAAGGAAAAACATGGCTGACGCACAACCAACTGCACAAACTCCTGCCGAGGGCGCAAACCCAGGACAGCAACAAATTCAAGTAAACATTGATTATTTAAAAACCACCCGAGTTCATATTTGTATGCCATGTTACGGTGGTATGCTGACAGAATCCACATTCATGAGCTATATCAAATGGTCTAACGCTGCACGTCAGCTGGGCCTGGATTGGACCATGGAAACCATGACTAACGAGTCCTTAATTAGTCGTGCTAGAAATACACTCACAGCCAAATTCCTGCACAATAAAGAATCCACACACCTGATGTTTATTGACGCTGACATTGGTTGGGAACCTTGGCATTTGCTAGTAATGTTAAATGCCGACAAAGACGTGATTGGTGGCCTATACCCAATGAAGAGCTTGCCAGTTAAATGGTGTGTAAATGGCTTTGAAGGCGCTAGAGAAGAAGGTCCCTTACAGGAAGTTTCAAAAACTGGCACAGGATTTTTATTAATTAAACGTCATGTGTTTGAGAAATTAAATGCTCATCCTGCTACAAAACCATTCTTAAATGACATTGGCCTGCCTGCCGAATTAAATCCCTACATGAAGACCTATTTTGACACAGCAGTACGTGAAAATCGTTACTATTCAGAGGACTGGACTTTCTGTGAAAACTGGCGTGATCTAGGTGGTGATGTCTGGGTAGACAAGCGTGTGTTATTAAAGCACACCGGCACATACGTATTTGACTTCCAGCAACAGGATCAACTGTATCGTGATCTACATACCCTAGCCTTGCAAAACGGCGCGGCTCTAGGCAATGTAGTAGGTGCTCCAGCCACAGCTCAACCAGCTGTAGCAGCTCCAGTTACAACAGTCACAGCAGAACCGCCCAAGCCAGTGGCCAAAGTTTTGGCCAAAAGCAAAAAGGCAGAACCTGTGGCCAAAGCCAAAGCAGAACCTGCGCCAAAAGCCAAGGCCAAAGCCAAAAAGTAATCATTTTTAACAATTAAAACACAGGCCGCTTTGACAGCGGCTTTTGTTTATCCAATAAATACAATCATGAATATTCAAGAATTAGATGCCTACAATCTTGACGATGCTGTCAAGTTCAATGATCATTTAAACCCTAAATTATGGGACTCAAATGAACACCTACGTGACGATGTCCGTGCTCAATTATTATTAATTGCAGAAGATTTTCGTGAAAGTCTAGGCATCTCAGATCTAGCTCTTAAAGACATTACTATAAGTGGTTCCAATGCTGCTTATACATATACTCCCAGTAGTGATATTGATCTACATCTTGTGGTTGATCAACCCGAAGATCCTGTGTACCGTGAATTGTTTGATGCCAAAAAAGCACAGTACAACGACACACATGATATTAAAATTCGAGGCTTTGATGTAGAACTATATGTGGAAGCCGCAGACAAGCCACCGGTGAGTCAGGGCACTTATAGCCTGCTACAGGATAAATGGTTACAGGTTCCACGCAGAGCCCGAGCCACTGTGGATGACACTGCTACACGCAACAAGTTTGAAACAGTAGGACATGCTATTGAACGTGCTGTTAAAACTGGCAGTCGTGAAAAGATGGATCGCATGGCCCGTAAGATCAAGCGTATGCGTCAAACCGGCCTAGAACAACACGGCGAATTTGGTCCTGAAAATCTAGCATTTAAAATCCTGCGCAGTCAGGGTGTGCTTAAAAAATTGCATGATGCCAGAATAGAAGCCAAAAATCAAGAGCTCAGTCTTAAAGAACGTCGTCGACCACATTCAGTATTCACATACGGATTTAGACACGAGTCTGAATTGACCGAAGTGGGCCTGAGTCCCGACGGAACTAATCCTACAACCTGCATGGTTGACGATGACATAGATACTGCACCCACCGATGAACAAGTATTAAAAGACTTTATTGATTTTTGTAGTAAAGAATTAAAACTAGAACACATGCCTGAAATCAAATTGCGTAAAGATCCGCAATGGGCAGTGGTTCACAAAACATTTGGTCGTTATATCAATGATCGTAATTTATTAGAAGTGGCCTGGGGTCAGCGCCATATCATGGACGTGTTACGCACAGTAGCACACGAACTAACACACAAACATCAACACGAACGTGATGGTTCTCGTATGGGTCCAGATGCTGGTGAAACTGGTAGCCCTTGGGAAAATGAAGCCAATGCACGTGCTGGTATATTAATGCGTGACTATGCTAGACTACATCCTGACTTCTTTGCAGCAGGACAAGCCGAACACCTGGATGGCAATGAAGTTACTGAAAGTGCTTCAGGATACATACCAACAAAAAAGCAGGCTAAAGATCCACGCTATGTAATGGCTCTGACGAAAGATGTTCGTCCCGGGGCGGTGGGTCGAGAAGCAAACAAATTAAAACTTAAAACAAATAGTCAAGGTCAGCCGCAACAGCTTAAACCCAATGGCCTGTTTGAAAAACTAAGTTTAGAACTAGCGCAGTTTAAACGTAAAGGCACGATAGTAGAATCAGAAGAGCTAGATGAAGTGCGCATGGCTGCCAGTAACTTACAACAGTTTGCCAACAGTCCCGAAGCCGAAGGCATACAGTGTGGCTTTGAAGCTGAACTGATCTTCCGTGACACACAGCGTGATGAAGATTCAGGTGAAATGGAACCCGACTATGACATGGACGAACGTTGCACCAGTCTAAGTCAAATTATTGAGTTTTTTAGCAACGATGAATACGGCTATGGACTCAGCCGTAGAGAACGCAATGACTTAGAAGAAAAGCTGGACGAAGCCTACTACGAGTGGCACGATGAGCAAATGTATGATTCATGGAGAGACGAGCGAGACGAACTGATTCGCGACTATTTCTTAGAACAACAGTCTTGGCATGATCGCTTGCAGGCCATGTTGGTAGATGGCATGGAACTAACCGACGAACAAGCCGAAGCTATTATTGCTCTAGGTGAAAGTCGCAAAAACGGCGAAATCAAAGGTAGTGAGTTATCAGATGAACAGTTAGACATGCTGGACAAATACAAAGAAGCTGCTGAAGGTGCTGACGAAATCCTAACAGAAGAAGTAGAATCATGCTTGGCTGCCGAAGACAGCAACTACGACGAAGTATTGCAAAACTTCCGCGATGACTTTGTTATGGATGATGACAGCAGCTTCTTCTCAGATCAAGGTTGGCGTTGGATGAGTGACATCGCTGACACATTTAATTTAAGTTGGCCATATTTTACAGGTTCTGATGTTTATGGCGGAAGCCGTAGTTGGGATGAAATTGGCGATAGCTTGCACGATGCCATAGATATGCCGGTCAAAGTTAGTAGTGGTTATCATTCAGCTACACGCAAGCCTGGCCTATGGATAGTAGAACCTGACTCAAGTTTAGATCCCGACGATGAAGAAGATTGTGGATTAGAAATTGTTAGTCCGCCTATGCCACTCAAACAAGCCTTAGAGAAACTAGAAGAAGTAACAGACTGGGCCAATGGTGATGGCAATGCCTACACCAATCAATCAACAGGCCTGCACATGGGCGTGAGTATTCCCTACAAAGAAGGACGTGTTGACTACTTGAAGTTGATCTTGTTCCTAGGTGATGAATACGTGCTCAAACAGTTTGGCCGCGAATCAAATACCTATACCAAAGCTGCCATGAAGGATATTCGTAGCCGTGCCAGCAGTGAGCGTAATATTGCTTCCGTGATGGAATTGTTGCGCAACAACTTGTTGGAGTTGGCTGAACGTGAGTTGGTTAAAAGCACTGGTGAAGGCAAATACACTAGTGCTCACAAGCAGGGCAAGTATATTGAGTTTCGTAGTGCAGGTGGTGACTGGTTGGCCGAAGGCGATGCCGAACCAGGTAAACTAGAAAACACCATGATGCGCTATGCTTATGCCATGTATCTAGCAGGGCGCCCTGACCTAGAGCGTAAAGAGTATGCCAAGAAGTTATACAAGCTGATCAATCCCCAAGGTGATGATGCACTCAACTTGTTCACACAGTTTGCCACTGGAGAAATTGACAAAGAACAACTTAAAAAGCAGTGGGCTGAAAAGACCTTGAGTAAAGAAGTGCCTGAGAAAAAGTCCAATTGGAAGTTGTATAATAACTCCACTGGACAACCAGTTGCAGGTCAAGAATACAACAACTTTGATTATGAAGAAGCACATGAACGTGCCAAGAAGTCCGTAAGTCCTGGTAGTAGTGTGCAAGATTTTGATCGTGCTTATACTCTGCGTGATGTAGGTGAAGGATCAAACCAATGGCGGGTGCTTCGCGGCGATAATAGAGAAACATTAGAAATTATTCAAGCTGACACACGCAATCAAGCTGTCGAACAGGCCTATGAAAAATACGGTGATGTAATTCCATTCTTCATTGAACCCTACAATGCCGAACCCAAAGAAAAAGTTCTAAGCCCACGTGCCAAGTTGGCCAAGAACATTGTTCAGCGTCCTAAACAAACGCAACAATCACCACAGTCCATGGCAGTAGATGCCAAGGGTGTTCCGGAGTGGGAAATTGTAGACCGAGATTCGGGCAATGTGATACATCGCTTCAGCAATTTAGAAGGTACAGCAGCTAGAACACAGGCCATGCAGTATCTACAGAGCTTGGGTGCAGAACCTGGCTACGAAGAACGCTTTGATGTTCGTCGTGCAACGGTAAGATAATCATGAGAGCCCAAGAGTTTGTTACAGAAAATTTTGCCGATGGCCGGGTCCAAGGCAAGAGTCGTCCAGGACGTGTAAAAAAGGCCGGTGCTAGTTGCAAAGGTAGTGTCTCAAGTTTACGAGCTAAAGCTCGTAAGTATGGTGGAGAAAAAGGCAAAATGTATCACTGGTGTGCAAATATGAAGGGCGGCAAAAAGAAATGAGAGCCCAAGAAATATTTGCTGGCTTTAAAGTCTTTACAGCACGAGTCAAGATCACTCAACCACATCCTGTGTTTACTGATGTGAGTGTATTTGCCAAAGACATTTATATGGCACGTCAGATCCTAAAACAACAGTACGGCGCTAAATCTTTAATCAGCTCAGTAAGAGAAATTAAATAAGCACCTATGTTGCTTATTGATCACATTTACAAAAAACAACGAACCCTAGAACAACTGCCACGCAGAGGCAAGCGTATCCCTATAGGCGACGAACGTTACTGGTTGGGTGAATATGTAGGCGCTTTTCCTGGTGGCTATGAAATGTATCGTTGGCGCTGGGGCATGAACACGTCTTATAATGTTTTTAATCCTGAGACTCGCCGAGTTGAAATCACGGTGTCGGGTACTAGATATAAAACCAATGAATGGGCATTGAAAATCTATGGAGTATATGCACGTCCTCGAAATCAAGTTCGTGCTGTCACAGTTTACGAATACCTAATACGTAAACTTAATCTAGTGCTGGTAAGTGATCATTATCAAAGCCCAGGTGGACAACGCATCTGGCGCGAGCTAAAACGCAAAAGCTCATTGAATGTTTATGGCTATGATTTCCGCACACATACTGCTTACGAAACACGTGGTAAAAACTTTGATTTATTGTATGTAACAACACGCGAATTAGAACATGCCGAGCCAGGCGAAATAAAAGATTTGCAAGGCTGGGCCAGCAACGTAAAATTAGTTGCAAGACTGGCTTAAAAATTCCCGCTAAATACAGCATGGCCCAAGAATATGTCCGTGTTGCGTGTAATTTGTCTTGTAAATGGGAAGGATTACCTCCAACCTATCGCTTGTATGTCAATGACGAATTGTTTACTGAACGTACCTGGTGGTGGACCAACCCTGACATTTATCTAAAAGAACAAATACAGATCGAAGCTGAACCTGGTGAATATCGCATACACTACGAACTGGTACCGCCTAACTTGGCTGAACTGTATGTGGGCAAACCCACTGTAGTAGAGGGTTCAGCTACAATTGATGAACATGGACAATTAAGGATTCGAAATGCGACTGCATGAATTTGTTGATTTAACGGAAAATGCGTCAGCTGGTGCCACCGGCTCAGGCAGTATTGCCACTGTAGCGGCTCCGCTAGGCGGCATGATTTCAAGAAATGGCGGATCTTTCTTTTCGGGCACTAAATACACTACTGACGATGCGACGCCTAATACGCCCGCAGAGTACAAGAAATACAAAAAGCGGAAGAAATAATGTTAGCAGATTTATTAAAAACTTACTTGGCCAGTCAATTTGCCTACTATTTAAAGGCACACATGTTTCATTGGAACGTGGAAGGTCCTGACTTTGGCGAACTACATGAATTTTTCAGCAACATTTATGAAGCTGCTTTTGATGCAGTTGACCCTATTGCTGAATATATCCGTACTTCAGAAGAATACGCACCAGGAAGCTTTGAACGCTTCCAGGAATTAACACAAATACAGGGACAAATCAAAGTTCCTCGTGCCCGATTAATGTTAGAAGAATTACTCGCAGATACACAAACCATGAAAGACATGACCAAGCAGGTGTTTGACGCCGCTACCGAAGCAGGTCGCGATGACATTGCAAACTTTGCTGCTGATCAAATGAGTTTACATGGCAAGTATATGTGGCAGTTAAAGAGTTATTTGAAAGCGGCAAGGGCATGATAAGTGGCACAAGATCATAACGATATCTATTCAATAGTTGAGAGACTGGCCATCCTAGAAGGCCGGATTAGTCCCACCTCTACCAAGCACGGCTTGACAGCACAACAAAAGTCAGTGCCACAGTTGCCTGCACTTTTCAAACCCAAACACATCAAGGTTCTAGGAGCCAAAACCGATCCAGAACATCCTATGCATGGCTACATGGTCGGTGACGCAGTAGAAGATGATCGTGAGCCAGTTGAAGAAGCAGTGGCCAACGAAGACGTACTAGACAAAGTCAAAGCATCATTTGCTGACTATTTAAAAACAGTAGCAGATGAAATCAAATCTGACACAGACTTGAAAGACAAAAAGCACGAAGATTCAGATCTCAAGAAAAAAGACAAAAAGGATCGTGCCCTTGTTGCCAAAGACAAACCAAAAGAACTAGACGAAGATCATCGTAAATTAGAAGTTGGTGATCGTGTCATGGTCACAGGCCCAAATGAATACGAAGGTGAGTTTGCTGAAGTGGCAGAATTTGCACCAAGTGGCAAGTTTGTTATTGTACGTTTAGACAATGGTGAAGAAGCCAGCATGCACATCAGCGATGTTGAATTCCACAACGATCAAGAAGATGTTGAAGACTGGGAAGATGAAGAAACCCTAGACGAAGATCCAATCGAAGGTGACGACACCGGCGACATAGCTCCAGAACCAGTTCAAAATCCTGTGATGCCCGAATCGGCTCCAGTTAAATCGGTCACTAACGAATGTGGCTTGTGGGAAATACACGGCAACGAACCTGCGGGTTTTGAAATTCGCAACAGCGGACGTGCCATGCGATCAAGATTTAAAACAATTGAAGAAGCTGAAATGGCTTTGGAAATGTTTGCCGCTCGCCGAGCCAAGAAAGACGAATCGGCCGACTACATAGAAGAAGCTTAAGGAAAACAAAATGCAAGTATTTGATTTATTCAACACAGACTACGAGCGTAGACTCGCAGAAGGCGCAGTTGATCGTTTAGAACAACGTCGCATCGACGATTTGAATATGAAGATGGACGAGTTAGCTGCTATGGCAAAAAAAGCTCGTGACTCTGGTCATCCTGAAAGTGCCTCGGGACTGTTGAAAAAATTTCAAGAACTCAAAGCTGAACGTGATAGCTATTACAAACTACGCGAAGCTGGCATTGGACAAGACATTGTGGACAAGAAAGAAAAGATTGCTCGCGCAACTCCACAAACACGTGCTGGTGCAGTAGCCAGTACAGTTAAGAACGCTGCCAAATGGTTGGCTGGTAAAGGTGGTCCTGGCAAAGAAGGCCCTACATACGAAGGTGCAGACGATGCTTGGCACAAAGAAGGCGAATGGAAGAAAGTTCCTAAGGCCAAATCAGGTCGTCCTGTAGATCCACGTGGTGAAGTAACACACCTTAGTGATGTTGCACGTCGCGAAGCTGAACGCAAAGCCGATCAAAAAAAAAATTCTGAAAAAGTAAACGAATACATTTCTGTAGCTTCTGACAAGAATTTTGAAGAAGCAGAGCCTTACAAGAACTACAAGATCTATGTGCGTAAGAAGCCGTTTGGCAACACTGGCATGTACACCGCACACACTGAAATTGATCGCAAGGGCTTTATGGAAAAAGCCGCATCAAAGGAAGAAGCTGTACAAGCTATCCGCGATCGTATCGACTTCATACTAAATGCTCAAAAGAAAGTAACTGGGTCCAGTACCATTGACTTCAATGTGAAATTTGCCACCGATCTGTTGGCTGATCCAAAGCAGACATTTTATGCCAAACTTGAAAACATCAACGGCGAACCCAAGTTGGTCATTGCTGGAGATGTAGTAGCCAACGATCCAGAACTGTTGGCCGCAGGCGATTTTAAACGCAGTGCTTTACGCAATCAGGTCGACGATCAAGGTCGTGCTACACCATTACCAGGTATTCCCCTAACTGCCAAGAGCCTACGTGCTGGAGAATGGATTGCTAACGGTCGTTATACCATTGGCAAAGAAACCACAGACCGTGATGGTAATCGTGTGTTTGATTTAACATATCACAGTACTGCTCATACCAAGAGCGACAAACTACGCCTCAATCAACCTGCATTTACTCTAGGCACAGCTCGCGAAGTAGACGAAGGTTGGAGCGATGCGATTGTGGCTCAACGCACAGGCCGTCCACGCACACCCTATTCAGTTTTTATCAAGGGTAAAAAGTGGAAAGACTTCGAAAACGAAGATCATGCAGAAGCTGTAGCAAACAAATTACGAGCCAAATTCAAAGCTAATGGTCGTGACCCTAGTGTTATTACTATTGCTGCCACTGACTATGATAAAATGGAAGAAGCAGGATTTGGAGAGTTTCCTCCTCCAATGAAAATTACAATTGATCCTCCTAAAAAATTAAAGTCTGGTGAAACATATCAAGATAGAAACAAATATTGGCAAGCACAAGGCCAAGCACCTATCTACAAAACAAATGAAGCAGGATCGCCAGCACAGCAGGCCGCCATTGCGATTGCTATGAAGAAGGCTGGTAAGAAACCTAAGCACATAGATGAGATTAGCTTTAACCAGGGTCCGTTTGAAGCGGGCTATGCCGATGGCGAAAGCAACAAACCTTACAAAAACCCACACCCTGAAAACAGTGACGGTTATTATGAATTCCGTAAGGGTTATCGTGCCGCACAAAAAGAAGCTGAACATAAAAAATCCCCTGTGTTCAAAAGCCATAGAATCAAAGTGATCTACCCTGAAGGCAAGGGTCGTTCACACAACTACACTCGTAACGAGCCATACAAACTAGCTACCATTATTAGCGATGCCAATAGTGTCGCACGTCGCAATCCTGGTGCTGAAATTGAGTTATCTATCGAAGACGAATTTGTTCCTAACTATGAGTGGCAAGATGGCGTTGACCTGCCCGCACAAGGTATTAAAGAAGATCACGGTAGTTGGATTGTGTATGATCCTGAGACCAAGCAGATCAAGAAGCGTTTCAAGACACACACCGCCGGCAAGAGTTATGCTAAAACACACGGCCTAGGCTTTGCTAGTAGTGAATACTACTTTGACAACATCAAACAACAGGTTGCAGCAGAAGAACTAGGTGCAGGCGGTATGTTTAGCACCTTGGGTGAAGAGCAAGTTGATGAAAAGTGGAGTAAGAAATACAAAGACAGTATTAACTGCTCTAACCCTAAAGGTTTTAGCCAACGTGCTCACTGTGCTGGGCGTAAGAAGAATGAAAGTGAAACATTTGAATCTACTGTAGCAGACCAAGGCATAACAGAGTCGCGTTTATTAGAAGCCGCAAAACGCATAGATCAATTGGCCAAGGCATTTGAATGAGATACAAAGAAATACTAGAAGCCTGCTGGAAGGGTTATCAGCAGAAAGGCATGAAAAAGAAAGGTGACCATATGGTTCCTAACTGTGTGCCTGTGAGCGAAGAACACATGGAAGAAGATCTACGCAAGTGGTTCAAAGAAAAGTGGGTTCGCTTTGGTCCTGACGGCAAGATCCGTGGTGACTGTGCTAGAGGAAGTGATTCAGAAGGCAAGCCAAAGTGCCTGCCACAAAGTAAAGCACATGCCTTAGGTAAAAAGAAACGTGCAGCAGCTGCCGCCAAGAAGCGTAGAGAAGATCCCAATCCAGAACGTCGTGGTCCAGCCAAGAATGTTGCTACCAAGGTTCGCGAAGAAGAATTAAATGAAAAACAAGATGCTTGTTATCACAAAGTAAAGAGTCGCTACAAGGTATGGCCGTCGGCTTATGCATCAGGTGCTCTAGTGCGTTGCCGCAAGGTCGGTGCCAAGAACTGGGGAAACAAGAGTAAAAAATGAGATTTCTTATATTAAATGGTAGCTTGACTCCGCCCAAAGAATCAAACACTCAACAAGTAGTTGATAGGGTTAGAGCTGAATTTAAAAAATACAATGTAGAAACTACAGAAATAGTTCTACGAGATCTTGATTTTGAACCCGGAGTTGACATAGTTCGCAGAGATGGGTCACCTGATGACATGACCGCGGTTCTAAAAGAAATATTAACTCACGACGGATTGATCTTGGCCACACCCATCTGGTGGGGTACTTACAGTAGTTACATACAGGCAGTGTTGGAACGCTGTGGCTACTTTGATGATTGGTCAATCAAAAATGACGTGGCACCCTTATACGGCAAAGTATTTGGTGCGGTAATTTCTGGTAGTGATGACGGATGGCAACACATTTACGGCCAGCTGTTTCATTATGCCAGTTACCTAGGATTTACTACTCCACCTGATGCATTTGTATCGGCTGTAAACGGTGGCGGTGACGATCCAGAAAGCCAAAAAGATTTTGAGGAACTGGTAAAGATTTTTACAAGAAATCAAGTGGCCTGGGCAGAGCTATTGAAACAGAGTGACATCGGCAAACTTGTACAACTAAAACAAGAAAAACGCACAGGATACACAAGTGCTCCTAGTTTCAACAAAAGATAAACTATGAAGATCAGTGACTTTCGCATTGTCAATCACGACAAACTAGATGCCATACTTGTGCGTCTCTGTGAAATGGTCATTGCAGGACAACAGAAAGATCCCAACGAATATGGCATGGTTGCTGCCGCTGTGTTAGATCCTGACAACAACTGTGTGGCCGCATTGAATTATCGTATTGGTGACAAAGACGTGCATGGTGAACGTGCCGCTATTGAAGCCTACAATCAACGCTTTGGTGAAATACCCGAAGGATCAATTATCCTAACCACATGTAGTCCTTGTACCGAACCCATGCCCGAACGTGTGGGTGATAGTTGTACAGACTTGATTGACTCCAGTCCTGTACATAAAGTCTATGCTGGCTATCGTGATCCTAGTCAAGACACACGTGGCTCTAAACGATTCCATTTACAAATTACTCGGAACAAAAAGATACAGGCCTTGTGTAAGGCATTTGCTGACACCTGGCTTGATGATGAACAACTAAATGAACTTTCTTTTATGGGCAGTCAATGTACCAAAGACTGTTCAGGACATCGTGCTGGCTATGCATGGTCAAAAGACAAGGGCGGGCAAACAGCCAACTCGCCGTTTAGTCCAAGTTTTAACAAGGGTTCGGCCATTGCTACACAAGAACTCATGAAAGTCAAACGACCTGCTACACCCAAGCCACCGGCAGCACCCGTATCTCCACAAGCACCCAAGGCACCTACACTATGAACGAACAAAGTCAATACCCATACCCGGTATATCCCGAGGACGACGGATATGATACTCCAAGAAATCCTTACGCCCCTTGTTAATGAATCCAGTGGCTATACTTTAAAAGGTAGCTACACCTCTGACCTAATTGCCAGTAAGGTTTGGATGCTGAATGAACTGGCCAAGATATCACCCAAGTTTGGCACTATATATGTACTAGGTTCATGGTATGGTAATCTTGCTGTGATCAATCGTCTAGATCCCGTGATTCAATACAAACAATTAATCAACGTAGAAACTGATAAACAGTTTTTACAAGCCAGCGAACGCATGCACGATCACCTGGGCATAGGTAATAACGAATATATGCTGAAAGATGCCAACGACCTAGACTATAGACAGTTAGGGTCAGACGGGGTGGTGATCAACACCAGCTTAACAGACATGCCCGGAATAGATTGGTTTGAACGCATACCTGCTGGAACCTTGGTTGTGATGCAGGCCAGAGATCATGATCCTGGACAACAGTATCACGGAACCGACGATATCATACAGCGTTTTCCTCTGAGTGAAGTGTTGTACACTGGCGATCTTGCATTAGCGGATCCCCAAACCGACTACACACGCTACATGGTCATTGGCATCAAATAGAACACCTACCTTAGGACCTTATGGTTCACGGTGTGCCCGGCTGCTGGGCTAAGATACTAAGGAGTCGTGCCCGGAAGGTATCTTTAAAGTGAGCATTACCAAAATACTTGCATTAGTAAATAATCACTGTATAATTAATAGACTATTAACAGGAGAAATCAATGTCATCTCGCGTATTCACAGCAGAACAAACCAAAAAACTTAATACAATCATCAATGAAGGTATTCAAGTTACTACCGAAATCGAAACACTCACCGGCGGTCTTAACGACACTATCAAAGCCGTGGCTGAAGAATTAGAAATCAAGCCAGGTGTGTTAAAGAAAGCTATCAAACTGGCACACAAGTCAGAATTTGGTCGTGAACAACAGGATCACGAATTGCTTGAGCAAATTTTGGTCACTGTAGGTAAAACTCTCTAGTCAATGGCAGACATTCTTGTCAAGTATCAAGGACACGATGCACTAGAAATTGAATTAGATCACAATTCACTTCGTGCACCGTACCTTGACTTGGTCAAGAAAAACAGCAAGACCAAACCAATCAGCCGAGATCCTCAAAGTTATACCGAGGACCGGCTAAGAGAACTAGGCGCACAAGCTCAACAACAGTTGGGATGGCCTTGGGTACATGATCATTATACCCTGGACATAACTACTCAGATGCACAAGGATATTGAAACCTTTTTAGCACAAGGATTTCAAAATATTCCTGAAGAGTTTGACAGCCTGCTTCACGAACTACACTATGCTCTGCATGCGGTTCAAGGCCGAGAGCGTCGCGGCGATTGGCTTCAGGTTGAATGGTTTAACGACGATGGATTTGCTGTGCCGGATGATTTGGAGTTTGTGACCGAACTCAAGTTTGGCGATGTCAAATTACAAAATCCTTATGTTGGCCATGATCCTATATTTGTTTACAGACAGCAGGATCACGGCAACATTCCGCAAACATGTAAATTTCACAATCTAGTAAGGCCAGGTCTAAATATCATGGTAACTGATTATAAATTTGATCAGCCACCGGGTTTTATAGATTGGTTTGAGCAACATGCCAATGCCTGGGTCAATCAAGTAGGACAACAAACCCTACAGCGTTACACAGGATGGCCCAGAATAGGTCGTGTTATCAACACAGACGTGCTACAATCAATTGTTGAGTCGCCCCAGTTTGAAATAGAAAATATTGAAGTTGTAGCAGACTAAGATAATTAGTTGTATGAGTCGTTCCCTTAAGGAACATGTAGAACGGTTAGTGGGCCATAAGCCACAGGAGAAGAATGAGTTATATTGATGCACTATTTGATCGTGAGCACGATCGCATACATGTAGTTGAACGGAGAGATGGCAAACGATGCTATCAAGAATATCCGGCCAACTACATTTTTTATTAC